ATACTTTTATCATTTCTTTATTGTAACTGTCCCCTTGTATATACCCAAGCTCTTCATATGTTTTTATAAGGCCATCGTGTTTTATAAGAGCGTATGTGAATTTATTTCCTGCACTTTGCGCTACTCTAGTAAGAGCGTCAACCAACAAAGATAAAGCGGCTTTTCTATTAGCCTTATTAGTATAATCTTTGTTAGATATAATCCAATCCACCCAAGCTACTTTTGAATTTGTCATATATATAAATCCTGCGCAAACAGGTGTTTTGTCATCATAAACCATTAAACCACCTTTGCCTTCATCTGGTAAAAAATCTTTAACAGGAGCATCCCATTTCCAATCTTTCCACCAACCTACTAAAATCTGCTCATAGTCAGACTCTTCAAGTGATTTAATATTTAATTTCATTCACCTACAAAGATACTAATTTTAGGGATAGCTTTTCATTACTTGAGACTCTACTGCGAATAACTCCGTAGGCGTGCTGTCTGTGTTTGTTATTGTGAACTCACAGTAATGGCCTAGTACTCCATTAGATTCTGCTTCTTGGTTTTTAATATACATTATAAACCCGTCTTGTATAGGCAATGCAACAGCTCCGCTGATACTGTTGTCTATAACTATATTGTTGATTCCGTTCTGTAAATCTATATTTATTGAGGTAACCTTGCCAACCATTTCTATAGCGCTGTACGGAGGTGGAGCGTAATATATAATGTCGCCAACACTTAAACCACTTCCTATCTCTATGAGTGGATTAGTAGAAAAGTTTATAGTTGTGCTAGTCCCGCCAGTAGCTACAGAAGAACTTCTTCCTATACCACTTGCCGAGCGCATAACATATTCATCTGAACCAGCTGGTTGCGTACCATTGTTTCTTACAAAAGCAAACCACGCTCCTTCTTTTTTCTCAAAGTAAGTGCTATCTATACTAGCTCCAGTCTGTATATCACTGTCTAATGTTATGCTCCAGGTAGCATCCGATTCTAAATTTATGGTTTTAAATAATTTATTCTCTAAAGGCATTTCATTAAATACGCTGGTAAGAGTAGAGTTATACTGTACATTGTAGTAGTTATTGCGTAAAGGATTAGTATTATGTCTGTATAAATTACCAGCCTTTAACGAATAAAAATAGTTGTTCATACCTATCATCCAGTCAGCAAAGTAGGAATAGAATGAGGGCCACCCCTTAACACTATCGCTATAGCTTAAAGTATATTGTTTATCTGGGTCTCCCTGTGGAGGTATTACTGGAGGCTGTAAGTTTGGACAAGTTATATCATCAAACTTTAAGTTGTTTTGACCACCCATATATCCGTGGTAGTAACACTCGTAGCTAGTAGTACCATAATCTCCAGTTGCGGTTATAGTTACATCTCCATAAAAATACTCATAGGTATTTCCATCAAGTCCCGTTTTCAATCCTGCGCTCGTAGTTCCTGTATAGCTTATCTGACCTGTTTTACCAAAGTTGTGTATGGCAATAGGATGTGTTGAAGGAACTCCTGTCAATACAAAAATACCAGTTCCTGTTCCGTATAAACCATAGTTACCACCGAACACATAAGAGTTAATAGTTCCAATAGACTGAAAAGTCACAGCATTTGTACCGCTCAAACAATAATCCGGAGTGGTTGGTATAGGTGTAGGGGTGGGAGTAGGCACTGGCGCAGGAGCGGGTGTAGGCGTAGGCGCAGGCGCAGGAGCGGGCGTAGGCGTAGGCACTGGTCCTGAACATATATTATAACCCGAGCAATCAAACTTACTTGTAACTGTTCCGTCATTTTGTATTAACAAAAATCCCTCTCCCGTTGCAGGCCCTGCTGAGTTTACGCCAATATAATACTGATTACTGCCTATAAAAGGTTGATTAAAATTTGCGTCAAGATAAAATTTGGTTACGCCACATTCCACTTCTGAAAAAGAAGGAGAGTCTGAATATACTCTTACCGGACAATTCACACAGGAAGTTGGTTTTACAAAAGAACCATTACCCTGAACCGCATTAAAGTACCATGTATAAGCTGCGGGGGGAGGTGTAGGAGCGGGAGCCCCTGTACATAAATTACATCCATTTATGCCATAATCCCCATTAGGCAAAAATATCGGAACAACACCGTCATTAATTGGACCTCCATCTACCCTCCAGCAGTTTACAGCAATTAGCCCTCCAGCAGTAGGGACAATCATCCCGTAAGTTTGTCCAGGAGTCTGTAAAGAATCAAAAGCTACATTCTCAAAAACATCAGTCTGAACGCAATTTTGCACTCTATGGTAAAAGCTCATACGTCAATATATTTAACTACAAATTTACGAATTTAAAACATACTTGTTTTATTACAACTGAGCAAGCCATTTTTTTGCTTGGCTATAAAATAGATTATCTGGAAAAGTATTTACATCTAAATTAAGAATCTTATGTTTATCAAAAACAGGGTCGCAACTATAATGAGCTATATAATGATTGTCCGTTAATTTATTTACGTTAGGGTAGTAACAATTATCTGTATTTATCATTTTTATTCTATTATTGTGACAAGCAATGTTTAAACCATGCATTGCGCACCACCAAGAATGTTGATTGCCTTTTTCTTTCTCAGTAACTAACTTAGAGTATAGAATAACCTCATCTATTATTTTCTTAATAGTTTTAACTCTTCCTATAACATTAAAGCCACCGTTCATATAACCTTCGTCATCATGAGTAAGATAATCACTTATAACTCTTCTGTGCTGACTATTAGTATTAGATATATGCATATGCCAGTTTTCATATGTTGAATCTGCTATAACAATATCATAGCTTATGTGGTCGTAAATAGAAGGATGTTTCTTTAAATGAACCAAGTCTGCATCTATTATTTCAACAACCTCATCATCGGGTAAATTTTCTACTATTTGTTTTGCGGCTGTAAATACGTTGATAGGAATATGCCATTGTTTATCGCTTTTAATATAGTCGTATACTGAATCAACCATTTTATATGGCAGCTTCATATCCCAACTTACATCCTCTACCTTATCCTCGTTAAAATTATTATATTTTATTATAGGGATGATGGTTTTATTTTTAGCATCATCCTTATAAATTTCTAAATGTTGATATTGAAAAAATAGTATTTGAGGCCTAAAGTATTCTACGGCAACTGCTACTGGAATAGTTATCATACTAATTTATAATGAACAAAAAAGTTCCTGTAGTATGTGCCTTGAAAATTTTCTAGCCTTCCGTGAGGGCAAATAGCAGATTCATATAATATCATATCGCCTGGCTCTAGGTATACTTTATACCACTCTCCATCGTGACCTTTTATATCTAAAGGCCAATCGTCTCCGTTATCTTTATGCTGACATCCGCATCTTAAATCTTTATCTACAAGAATGATAGATGACACATGATGTGTTTCTATTCTATCCGTATGTTCAGCTAAGCTAGAGCCTCTTAAATAAGACCTTATTCCGTACATTGCTGATGGCTCGATATTTACACCGGCAAAGTCTCTATGTATAGGCAGGAGCTGCTTGTGTATTAAATTTCTTATATTAGGTATATGGTCGTAGGATATAAGCTCACTATCTCCTTTTATAAATTCTTGCTTACCCTCAAATATTTCTGGTTCGGCTTTGTGTTTTAAAAGGCTATAACTATCCTGTATTAAACTCCATATATCCTCTGGAACTTTTACAACATCAAATCCTTTTTCAGTTAATTGAGATAATTGCGGTCTACTTTCTACTCTTTGTATTTTTTGCGACTGTGGCTTACCCTCTCTCCACCAAGATGTAATAATATATTTTTTACCGCTAGTAACAGGCATCCCCTCGTGTAATGTATTTTCTTGAGTTCTACCATTTATCATATTTTGCCAGGTAACTGCCTTTCCTTTCTTTGGCTGTAATATGGTATTCATTCTAGGAAAGTTAGTGCCTCCACCTTCAAAGCCATCATTAAGATAAATCATCAAGGTGTGTGTCCTATTGCCCTTTTCTAAACAATGCTTGTCATATGCTACTCCAGTAAAAAAATCATGATGTGGTTTAAAATATTGTCCAGGCTCGTAGAGTTGCCCTTGAAGGTTTTCTCCGTTTGAAATATCTAGGTCTAGATATTTTGATATTTTTTCGTGTATACTTTTTACTAAAGGATTAGAATGGTCTAAATTAGATGTGCTAGACGTTCTGCTTTTATCTTGTACGCTAAACTCATCTCCTTGAGAAACAACAGTGGAGGGGACATGGTTTTTATTTATCAACTCAATCAAACCATCGCACTCCTCTTGTGTTAAAAAGCCGTGTATTTCTTTCATTTAATTTAATTTAAGCACAAGGTACTAAATTATTAGCAGTTTTGGCAGAAGCTCGTAAATGCATTACCATCCCAAAACCTAGATTCATTTGAATTAAAAGTTGTGTAGCCTCCACTTGGGGCTAACTGCGTACAAAAAGTATCAGTATATATTTTAGTTGCCGTACAGAAACTATCAAAGTCTATATAATAACTTCCAGACGCACCGCTACAAACACCAAGTGGATTCCACTTTAACTGAGCATAA